GTTCGGTGCCTTCTTGCGCTTGCTGGCCAGCGTATACTGCTTGCATTTGTGCAGCGGTTGGGCCTGCCGCACGATTGCCGGCATTGGGGATGGGGGTGAAAGGCTTCGCCGGTTTTGGTTGCGGCAAAACCGTTGGCACTGGCATGCGGTCGCCAGACACAGCAACAGGCGGCATAGCCCCTTGCATCTGCTGTGCTGTAGGGCCAGCCATACGGTTGCCAGCACCGGGAATTTGCACTATCGGGCGACGCACAACAGTATTGACGCCGGGTTGCGGCTGAACAATTTGGTTTGGTGTGCTGCTTGATGGCGCGCCACGAAAACGCGGCCGACCTTGCTGACCATAACCTGCGCCCGGCGGCAAGGGGGTAAACGGGCGGGCCGCCGGCTGCCCTGTAAGACCCTGCACCATTTGGCTTGATAATGGGGCTGGCACCATTACCGGCCGGTTGCGCAAGCTATATCCACCTTGAAGCGGGTCCATGCTTAGATCGAACATGCCACCGCCAAGCAGGTAATCATTCACACCCATATCTAACTCCTAACCAAGCAATCCAAGCAGGCCGCCACCTATAGCGCCCATGCCGCTGCTAAAGCCTAAATTTTTTGCAAGCTGCGCGCCGCCAAGCGCGCCACCAAGCGCAGAGGCCGCACTGTTTCTAAACACCGGCTGGCTTGTTGTGCTGCCTACCGTGCCACCGCCAACGATGCCCATGTAATTTTGCAGGTTGGTCATTGGCTGGTTTTGTTCAAAGTTAAACCGGTTCACCTGATCTTGCAGTTGTGCTTGCGAAAGGCCTTCGCGCGCCTCACCGACACCAGCTAGCAAGTTTTCGTCCATCAGCGCAGCTTGCGGCGCTTGTGCCAATGCATCTTGTTGCGCTTGGTAGGCCATTGGGGCCAGCGCTGTTGCAAGCGCTTGCTGATTTGCGCCGCTGCCATACCGGCCGGCTTTTGCAAATTGGCTTTGCACGGCGTTGATTGCTGGCTGGAACGCTGCATTTAGAAGCGGGTTTGTGCCGGCTAGGTTTTGCTGGACAACATTTTGTGCCTGCGCGGTCATGCCGTTAGGGTTAAGCGCTTCATCACGATAGCCGGTTAACGCCATTTCCGTTTCTGGCGAAAAGCCGACAACGGTTGAGCCGGTGTAATAGCTTGGCTTGCCACTGGTATATAAATCCTTCGCCTGTGACAGCCCGTACTCTAAAAAGGGTTTCGCATAATCAGGCGGGTTCACTTGCGTGTTAACAACATTTGAACCGCCGCCGCCGCCGCCTTTACTCATAGCCAATATCCTTTGTCATTATTGTTGAAGCCGGCTCGTAACCGGCCAATGCACGGCTCCAACCACGCCGCCCGATAATTTCTGAACTTGTGCAGCCGTATTGCTTAGACCACTCAATTATTGCTGGCTCTGCTTGTGCCAGTGTTTCTAAATTGCCACCCGCTAGCCAAAAGCGCAGCGCTGTCTTGCGCGGGTAGCTTATAACTTCCGTTATAATGGCCGCATCCGGCAGCGGCCAAAATTGCGCGTTGCCATCAACAACAAGCGCAAAAACGTCAGCAAGTTTGTATGACCCGGCCGCGTATTCTAGCGCCGCTTCGATATACGGTTCGCACCGCGCCCATTCAGCCGATAACGATGTATCCAAAACTTCTGTCCGTTTGCGCGTTGTTGGCATGCGTTATTGTGAAAGCCTGTTTGGTGCGGCTGCTCACATACATGCCGCCGGCTGCTTGTTCGGCTGCCGCGTTTGCGGTGGTAGGCATAAACAATATAACGCTTCCAGTGCCCGCGCGTTCTTCAGAAACGCTAGTTGTTGCAGCGCTGGCTGTGAGTGTGACCGTGCCGGTTGCGTTTATTTTGCCGTTCATGATCCCATTCACAACAAGGCTGACATCTCGGTCATCTGCGCCTTGCGGTGGTAGAACCCTAAAATTAGCGTCTGCCAAGTGGCCGCCCCTCTATGTCTACGCCAAAAGCTTTTTCCCAATTACCGGTCAGTTGCATCCTAAAACGGTGGAAACGTGCCTGCGCCCGGTGCTGGCAAAACCCCTCGTCAGTCAACGGCTCGGCGGTGGTGTAAAGAACAGCGTCATCTTGACGGTCACGGTAGCCAACCGACATTGTAACGCTGCCGCTGCTTCCTATTTCAAACGCCGGCACGGTGCGCGTGATAACCGTGTGCCGATTAGGCGTAACAGAAAGTTCGGCGGTTTCTATTGTTGCTGCCAACGTACTGCCGCCAAAACTGTATATTTTGTCATCGTATGCGCCGCCAAACAAAAACGCGCCGCCTTTATATAGGCTATCCATCAGCCCGCTTAGCGCGTCCATATTAGAGGTCACATTATCAAGCGCTTCCATTGTTAGCCCGCTTGTAAAAAACGGGGTGATAAGCTGCGCCTGCACGTTTGCAATAGACCAACGGCCAAGCTGGTAATTGTAAATAATAATGCGGTCAGGTTCACCATCAGTGCTATCGTTGCTGACATATGACCAGCAAACCACGTTGTTCACCGGGTCAACGGCCGCTGACATTTTTGCCGCGTGGCTGCTGTCATGGTCGTCCATGAACCACCGGTTTACTTTTTCGGCACCAATGGGCTGGCTTTGACGCCCATCAAACGAATAAAATCCGTCATCGCTGATATAAAAAACAAGCCGCCCAATATTCGCCACGCTGCCTTTATATTTGCAGCCGCGCGCGGTTTCTACGCGGTCGATCTGATAGATAAGCGGCGACCCAACATAGTTGGCAACAGCGATAGCGCGTTCCATCAAAATCACAGCATATTCGCCGCCCACTAAGCCTTGAACATTCCCCGCGTCAACGATGTCCTGATAGTCGCTTTGATCGGTGCCAACGGTCCAGCTTGTTTCATCGTTTAGACCAGACCATTGCACACGAAAAGGCACGGCGCCCGATCCGTCATCAACATTGCCAAGCCACACCTGATCTCGCACGGTTGCAATAAATTCAGCTTTCGGCGGGGTGCCTGACAGGTTACTGAAAGCGCTATCTGTGCCCAATTCATATTTTTGCAGGTTGGTGCCTGTTGTAGCCGCTGCCAGCACTTTGTTGCCAAACTGAACAAAACGCCAGCGGTCTGTCGCTGCTATGCTGTAGCCGCCTGATGCAGAACTATCGACAAGGTTGTTGTTGGCGCTGTTGTACTTATAAAGCTTGGTCGTGTCGCCCGCGAACAAAGTCACGTTGCCGTTGTTGTCTTTGCCGGCGAATATGCCTCTGATAGCGCTGCCAGCCGCATTGCTTAACGGCGCAAAGCCATGCATTGAGCGATACCCA